CATCCGTAACAGTGCTACCCACTGGATGTCTCGTCGAATAGGCGAAGCAAATAGTGTAGCACCACAGCAGCAAAGGGCAAATCCCCAAGCGGTCGTCACTACGACACCACAGGGGAGCAACCCGGGGCATACCCGTATGGCTGATATACCACTCGAGGAGTGGGAAGATATATTCAAACGGGTAGAAACAGGAGGGCTTAAGCCCGACCAGCTACCCCAATAAATACGAGGTAGAAAATGGCTACTGTAACATCAAGTTCGCTATCTAATAGCGTAAAAACTCAGTACCTTCGCCGCTTGCTCATCCGAGCCGTTCCACGGCTTGTGCATGGACGCTGGGCAGTGAAGGGCAACATCAATGGCTACGGGAGTGCCGAGTTCAGAAAATTCGCCGCTCTTTCCGCCAATACAACGGTACTAACAGAAGGCGTAACTCCTGAGAGTGAATCTGCATCTGTTAGTGTGGTTACCTTAAACCCATCTTATTACGGCGCTTACTTACAGCACACCGACCAGATTGATTACGAAAGCTATGACCCCATACTTTCAACTTTTTCAAGTATGCTCGGTGAACAGGCTGGCTTATCGGCAGACTCGCTTCAGCGTGATGCCTTGGCTGGCAATGTAACTACGAATTTCCCCAATGCTAGAACGGCTCGTACGCAAATTGCTGCGACTACCGACAACATTGATTATGCGGATTTCGTAAAAGCGTTGTCCACCTTAATGGCAGCTAATGCGTTGCCTGTAGATGGAGAGCAGTTTATTGTAATCATTCACCCACATACTTATGCAACACTCATGCAGGACGAAAAGTTCACCAATACCTTCTTCCACGCATCACCCCGTGATGATGGCAACCCAATGCGCACCGGCTTTATGGGTCGGTTCTTGAACTGCGACATTTACATATCTTCAAACGCAAAAGAATACGAAGATGGTGGCGCAAGTTCCGCAGACGTATACGGTGCTTTCTTCATTGGACGTGAGGCTTACGGTCAAGTTGGTATCGGTAACATCGACCCACGCGACGTAGATGCTGCTGGACCTGAAGGCAAACCTTTGACTGGCGACCAAGGCATCAAGCCTGTCGACATCATCGTGAAACCGCTTGGTTCCGGTGGTTCAGAAGACCCACTCAATCAGCGTGCAACCGTCGCTTGGAAGATGGCGTTTGCCTCTAGTGTTCTCAATTCTGCTTTTGCAGTTGAACTAGAACATGCGAATGAGTTCAGTTAGGAGGAATTAGGAAATGAGTTATAACAAATCTGGAAGATGGGCATCCTTAGTAATGACTGTCGATGGCACACTAGCAACAGGCGATAGCCAAGCTAGTGTAAAGATGCCATTCGATGGTTATATCGAAAGCGTACAAATGTGCGTCAAGAGTTTAGGTTCAGGCTCTGCAGCTACAGAAGTAATGTTGGCGAACGGCGCTAATAACTTATGGGCTGCAAATACCCTTCAGCAGGCACACGATGCCACTGATGGCGCAACCTCAGTTATTGGAAGAAGTTCTTTTAATAGTTCGGGTACAGCATTGTTTTCTGAAGGCGACCAAATCGACTTAGACATTGACGAGGTCGCAGGTACAGCAGGAACAGGACCTTTAACCGTACACGTTATCGTTGTCGGTAACTAAAATGGGCGACCGCCCAGAATAATAGCAAAAAAACGGGCGACGTGGCTCATAGCCTGTCGCCCGTTTTTTGTTGAGGGAGTATAAGTTTATGAAGGCTAACCATAGAGCAGTCAAAGCTCTTGAAAGTGACGAGTTCTTGACTATGCCAGATACTGAAGCCCTTGATGTGGCTTTAGTGTTACAGCAAATTCTACAGGGTCAGGACTCTATACTTGACCGTATGAATAAGTACGACAAACATCAAGCGTCGTTGGCTGATAGCGTAACTAATCTCAGGCAACATCATGCCGAACAACAAGAGGCAGTAAGACGTTGGGAGAACGACCGTGCCAAATTGGTTGACGAATGGCGGGCAGTCGCTGATGCTGTACCAGCTGATGTGCGGGAAAAGGCACAAGCCACAGCTATGAATGATGTCAAAACGTCAATGCAGTACGCCAAAGCTGAAGCGGCTGCTAACAATATAAAATTCAAAGCGGCACTGGCAAACACTCCCACAGTAAAAGTGAAACGCACTGGCACAATAGTACAGACACCAAAAGGAATTGAAGTACAGCCAGAGATTGTTAGGCTTGGTCCGGCTACGTATATATTTCCACCCAACGAAGAAGTAGAAGTGCCTATACAAGTAAAGGAACAATTAGATAATCGCGACAAACAAAAAGCAGAATATGAAGCGCGTGCTGAAGTATTGAGTGCCGATAACATCAAACCTTACAACGAGGTAGAGCGTAGAATGCGCGAAATAGATACTGAATTTAGTACAGCGAGTGAAAGGCTGGCAGGATAATGGCAGAGCCTACCGTAACGCGCAGTGATTTAAGGCACGAATTATGTCGCAGGCTGGGAATGGAGTTCTTTCAGCGTGTTGGTACCAGTGGTACATCGACCGCCACCGGAAGTACCACCACGTTAGTCGACGCCACCCGCTTAAAGCAGGCAGATGATGTATGGAATGGCTCTTATTTATATTTGACATCAGCTGGTTCTATTCGTCTAATCAATGATTTCGCCAGTTCAAGTGGCACATTAACATGGTTACCTGCGCTTGGTAGTGCCTCGGGTAGCGGTACTACATATGAAATACACACAGGTTTTACGGCTGACCAGATACATGACGCTATAAACTCTGCTATTGAGGATGGATTCCCCGAGTTCTTCGAGGTAACTACTGACGAAACTACAGCTCTCACACAAGACACATTAGAATACACCTTGCCCGGCACGCCTTATTATGTGTTGTCTATGTGGCTTGAGTCAGTAAACGAGAAAGACAAAGGTACTGCGTCGGCAGGTGGTAACACCAGCTTAACAGATAGTACCAAAAGTTGGACAACTAATGCGTTTGCTAATATGCAGGTCGCTATATATCATGGTACTGGCAAAGGACAAAATCGTACCATTTCTAGCAATACTGGTACTGCATTGACTGTTAGCTCTGCGTGGGGTACCAACCCTGATAGCACATCTAAGTACGTTATTAAAAACATTACCGAAGAGGTGGCAGACTGGCACAGAATAGTAGCAGCTAGATTCGACCAGACCTTTTGGCCCGCCACCACATACCTGACTAGCCGCTATTCTGCTCATGCAGGACACTCGTTACGGGTAGTATATGTTGCTAAACCAGCTCGGCTAACAGCCGACAATGGTACTACTGTTGTACCAAGAGAATATATCATCCGTAAAGCACTGGCTTACTTACATGCCAGTCGTATAGGTGACAGCAGGGCAGACTCTGACCGCCATCGTTACTTACAACAGATGTATGAGAGCATGGCAGAGGTCTACAAATTACAGAATAAATTCAGGCTTCCTAAATCCACTATGTGGATTGAGCAGGAAACCGTTGTTGACACTCCACTGGAGTATCCCTTCTAATGGCAATAGTTGGTGTAGATTGCGATGTCGTCCTGAACGGCAAACCTTACCGCATAGACATCAGCTCGTGGACTCGCAGAGACGTAGTAGACTTTGCACCCCGCGGTGCTTCACCGGCAGGTGCGTCTATTGCTTTTTCCGAGCTAGGTTTGTACCAGACGCTATCACAAGTAGATTTTAGACACGGGTTTGGCTTCCAACGGTTTACCGATGGAACAGGTTACGAGCGTACTGCTGGTAATATAGACACACGCCAGTCTGACATGGCTATGCTAATGACTCAACCGGTAAGCTCTGAGACCGGTCAAAGCATCAAAGATGGTGGCATAAACTTTGGTGGTAGTTGGTATACATGGGGAAGCGAGTCTGGTAGTGGGGTGAGAAAATTCACACCCGGTAGTGCTGGTGCCGCTGGCTCATGGGCTAGTGTATATTCTGGCTCTGTCAATGCGCTATTCACTAACGGTACCAATATATTTGTATGCCCTACCTCAGCCAGAATACAATACTCTGCTTCAGGTGGCGCAAGCTCTTGGGCAAACGCAGGTATAGATGCCGCCGCTACTGACTTTGATAAGACTGCCATTCATGGACAATACCAATGGTTTACAGAACGTAATAAGCATTTTCTACACTACGCCGGTCAGGAAGACTTATCTGACCTAGAGGGTGGTGGTGCGGCTGACACCGGTGTTGTCAAAGTAGGACCGCCGGGCAAAGGTGTAAAAGCACTGACTAGTTTCTCTAATGCGTTGTATGCCGCAAGGGATGATGGGTTGTGGATTGTCAATAACGACGAGGGTTTCCTTGCCCGTAGGGTGCTGAATTTTTCCACCGAAGCACACAGCGACAACTTCAATAGTCTGGTTAATTGGATGGGAGCATTATGGTTCCCCATTAGACACCGTGTTTATCGCTGGACGGGTGCTACTTTATTAGATGTAAGCCCGCCCAGACTTACTGATACATTTCCGTTCACCCAGTATGGTAGCTTCAAGAACTTTACTGCGCGGGGCGGGTACCTTTATTGCACTGCTAGAACTAACGAAAGTACCTACACTGAGTCCATCTTGGCATATGATGGAGTAGGTTGGCACAAACTATTAGACCCAATCACTAATGGGGCAGGTACTATTTCTATGTTAGCTATAGATACAGATAATGATTTCCTGTGGTACAACATTGACGGTTCGTCTGATATTACGGCTTATATAGAACTACAATCGTTGTCAGAGTTACCGCACGCTAACTTTATTGCTACCGGTACCCACTCCTTATTCACCTCTGCA